TCGGGGCCATCGCCCGCATGAAGCCCGACATCCTCGACAAGTTCGATCAGGACCAGTGGGCCGACGTATACGCCGACATGCTCGGCGTGGACCCGTCGCTCATCATCGCCGACAAGGAGGTCGCGCTTCTGCGCGACGCCCGCAATCAGGCGATGGCCGCAAAGGAACAGGCAGCCGCGCTTCAGCAGACCTCACAGAGCGTCAAGAACATGGCGCAGGCACCGACCGGGCAGCAGAACGCACTCACCGACGTGATGAACATGTTCTCGGGGTACGGGTCGCCGTCAGGCGTCGAAGTCTAAACAAAGGAATCACATGCCATATCTCAAGCAGGGTACGAACTTTCTCTACGACAATACGACTAACGACATCGTCGGTGTCAGGGACGATGATGCCGGAGAAAAGTATTTCCCGATCATGCGGAACGAGCCGACCTACGCCGGCGCGACCGCAGCCGTGTCAATCGTCGCTCCTGCGGCAACGTTCACCACGCTGACTTATGAGGACAGCTCCGGCAGCGTGCGTCTAGTGAGCGCCGGCATCCATAGCCTGACGAACGCTGTCGCGCAGAACAAGCTCGTCAGCGTCACCTGGGCTGGCGGTACTGGCGTCAACGGCCTATACACGGTCACCGATGTCAGCGCGGCTACTACGAAGATCACCATCAACTACCCGCACGCTGCTGGCCTCGGCACCCCGACCGTGACGGTTGTCGGTAATGACATCACCCTAGTGTCAGCGACCATCCCGGCGAACGCGATCAAGCTCGGCATGGAACTCGAGATCGACGCGCTATTTGCGATGACGGGAAGCGCCAACAACAAGACCCTCAAGGTCAACATCGGCGATGCTGGATGGTATTCGCAGGCGGTTGCCGGATCGAACGTGAGTGTGTCCCTTGATAAGCAGGCGTGGGCGAACACGGCCACGACCCTGGTCTCGAACGCTCTTGCGGCACCCGGACACGGTGCGTCAACTGGCGCGAACGTCACCATGACCCCGACTGGCGGATTCGGCATCGCGCAGACGTTCGCCATCACCGGGCAGATTGCGACCGCCAACGAGTTCATCACGCTCGAGGCGTGGAATCTCAAGATCACCAGCACGTGACAGTACCCGTAAACATTAGTTACAGGGATACAGTCCAACCGTGAGCAATTACGACCCCCTCGACCTGCGGGGCCAGGAGCGCGACAGAGCCGACAAAGAGCTCCGTGAGCGTCTGGAACGGCAGAACGAGGAGGCCGACGTGAAGTGGCTCATGTCCAGCAAGCGAGGCCGTCGCATTGTGTGGCGGCTGCTGGACCAGGCGGGCGTGTTCCGCAGTTCCTTCAACACCAACGCGATGTCGATGGCATTCGCGGAGGGCGGCAGGAACTACGGGCTACGAATGCTCGGCATGGTCCATGCGCTCTGCCCGGAGCAATACCCGGCAATGATGAAGGAACAGGCACACGATGAACGAACCAACGATGATGGAAACGGCTGAAACCAACACCACAGCCGCTCCCGCATCCGATGCTGCCGCAGTTGTCTCGGCGACGGCCGAGAAGCTCTACGGCAGCGAGCAGAAGGCGACCACGACCCAGGGCCGGCAAGCCGCGGATGCGGCCGCTGCCGGCAAGGCTCCTGAAGCCAACGACGCCAAGGCCGCCGAGGCACCAGCCGACGCCAAGCCGACCGCGCCGGAAACCTACGAGTTCAAGGCACCGGAGGGTCGAACGTTCGACTCCGAGGTCATTGCCGAGTACTCGAAGGTGGCGAAGGAGCTGAACCTGTCGCAGGAAGCCGCGCAGCGCGTCCTTGACGCAGTCGGCCCCAAGCTGGCTGAACGTCAGGCGGCGCAGATCGAGGCCGTCCGCACCGGATGGGCCGACAGCAGCAAGGCCGACAAGGAGTTTGGCGGCGAGCGTCTGTCGGAGAACCTGTCCGTGGCGAAGAAGGCGCTCGATGCGTTCGGCACCGCCGAACTCCGCAGCCTGCTCAACGAGTCCGGCCTCGGGAACCACCCGGAAGTGATCCGGTTCATGTTCCGCGCCGGAAAGGCGATCAGCGAGGACAGCATGGTCACGGGCAACAAGGGCGAAGCCAGACCGGCCGGACCCCGTTCGTTCAATGACCTCGCCGACGCCCTGTACTCCACTAGCACCTAAACCCACGAAAGGGAAACCACAATGGCAGTTCTTTCCAGCAACAACCTGACGCTCGCCGATTGGGCGAAGCGCACCGATCCCGAGGGCCGTGTTCCGGTCATCGCGGAACTCCTCTCGCAGTCGAACGAGATCCTCGAGGACTGCGTGTTCAAGGAGGGCAACCTTCCCACTGGCGACCGCGTCGTGATCCGCACCGGCCTGCCGGCCGTGTACTGGCGCGCCCTCAACCAGGGCATCCCGAACAGCAAGAGCACGACTGCCCAGGTCGATGAAGCCTGCGGCATCCTCGAGGCTCGCAGCGAGGTCGATAAGGATCTCGCCATGCTGAACGGCAACACCGCGCAGTTCCGTCTGTCCGAAGACGTGGCCTTCCTCGAGGCCATGAACCAGACGCAGGCGACCACGCTGTTCTACGGCAACCCCGCCACCGATCCGAAGCAGTTCCTCGGCCTCGCGCCGCGTTACTCTGACATTGGTGCTGGTTCTCCGAACAACTCGCAGAACATCCTGTCTGCGGGTGGTTCTGATGCGACCGTGAACACCTCGATCTACCTGGTTGTTTGGGGTGACAACACCGTCTACTGCCCTTTCCCGAAGGGTTCGACCGCTGGCCTCATGCACGAGGATCTTGGCGAGCAGACCGTGTATGACGGCAACAACCGTCTTCAGGCTTACGCCACCCGTTACCAGTGGAAGAACGGTCTGGTCGTGAAGGACTGGCGCTACGTCGTGCGAATCTGCAACATCAACACGACCGACCTGATGGCTCAGAACGTCACCCAGGCCTCGACCGCATCCACTGCCATCATCAAGATGATGAGCCGTGCTCTGTATCGCATCCCGAACATGGCAATGGGTCGCGCCGCGTTCTACATGAACCGTACCGTCCACAGCGGCCTTGCGATTGCTGCGCTCGATAAGAGCCAGGCAGTCCTGAAGGTCAACGACGGTCTTTCGCAGTTCGGCACGCCGTACAGCTGGCTGACTTTCCAGGGCGTTCCGTGCCGCAAGGTTGACGCGATCATCAACACCGAAGCCGTGGTGAGCTAATAGCTCCCATCAACAAGAAAGAAGGAACTCACCATGATTCTTGATAATCTCCTCGTTGTGTCTGGAACCGTCCCTGCGACTGGTGTTGCCACCGGACAGGCGGCGCTTCCTGTTTCCGGTACTCCCGTTCTTTCGACCGACACGATTGACCTTTCGGTCGCCCGTGACATCGGCGAAGGCGAGGATCTGTTTATGAACTTCACGTGCGTTGCGGCATACAACACCCTGACCTCGCTGACGTTCGAGATCATTGGCGCAACGAACGCTGCTCTTTCGACCGGCGTCACTGTGATCGGTTCCTCTGGACCCGTTCCGCAGGCAAGCCTTACCGCAAACGCGCAGTTCTCTGTGCGTTTCAATCCGCAGCTCCTGTCTACCGGACAGCGGTACATCGGCGCTCGGTACACCACGGTCGGAAGCACCCCGACCACCGGCAGCGTGTGCGCTTACGTCGTCATGGACATCCAGGACGGCCGCAAGTTCTACGCCTCCGGCTTCTCGGTGACCTGATAGGAGACTTCGATGGCAAAGGTCAAGGCAAAAGTCGTCTGCTTCGTGGACAACCACTATCGCAACGAAGGCGATGTTTTCCAGTACAACGGTCCGTTCAACGGAAATCTGGAATACCTGGATGTTCCCGAGCAGAGGCCAGAGGAAGATCAGCACGCTCGCAAGGTGCGGAAGCCTCGAAACACTGTGACCGAAGCATCGGAGTGAGCTTGTAACGAGTTAGTGAACAGGGAGGGGCGTCGGCGGGAAACCACGGCGCCCCTCCCTTCCTACGGGAGGCTTCCATGGCTTCGGTCGTCGAGATCTGCAACCTCGCGCTCGCGCACCTCGGGGACGATGCCACCGTCGCTAGCATCGACCCGCCGGAGGGATCAGCGCAGGCCGAGCACTGCGCCCGGTTCTACCCGAGCGCACGTGACATGCTCCTCCAGATGCACACGTGGTCGTTCGCATCGCGGCGCGTCAGCCTCGCGCAGGTGACGATGCCGTACACCATGTGGAAGTATTCCTACGCATGCCCCGGTGACATGATGACCGCCGTGGCTGTGCTTCCGCCAGACGCGGAGAACGACTACTCCGTCCGCGCATACCCCGCCGACCGCTACGGCTTCGGATGGACGAACCCACCCATCACGACCGCCGGCGTGTACGTGCCGCAGGAATACGTGATTGAGACGGACACACTCGGGAACAAGGTCATCTACACGAATCAAGAGAATGCGCTCCTGCGATATCAGGCGCTCGTGAGCGATTCGACCAAGTTCGACCCGATGTTCACCATTGCATTGTCGTGGCAGCTCGCGTCATTCCTTGCCGGTCCCGTCGTGAAGGGCGAGGAGGGTGCGCGTCAGGGGCAGCGATGCCTCCAGATGGTCGCCATCTATCTCGGACAGGCCCGCATGTCGGACGCCAACCAGCGCGACGTGAAGCCCGGTCACATTACCTCTTGGATCTCTGGACGCTGATATGGCGCTGACCCGCACGTACACACGGTCCTTCGCGGGCGGCGAGGTTTCGCCCGAGATGTGGGGGCGGATCGATGACGTGAAGTTCCAGACTGGCGCGGCGAAGTTGCTCAACTTCATCGCGCTGCCGCAGGGGCCGGCAGAGAACCGCCCCGGCACGGCGTTCGTGCGCGAGGTCAAGGACAGCACGAAGCGCACGCGCCTGCTTCCGTTCACGTTCAGCACCACGCAGACGATGGTGCTTGAGCTCGGCGCGGGGTACTTCCGGTTCCACACGCAGGGTGCGACGCTCGGTCCTGGGACGCCTGCCGCATACAACGGTGCCACGACTTATGCGGTCGGTGCGCTTGTCTCGTCGGGCGGCGTGAACTACTACTGCATCGCGGCGACCACAGGCAACGCGCCTCCGAACGCGACGTACTGGTATCCGCTGCCGGCAGGGATCTACGAGATCCCGAACCCATACGCCGAGGCCGACCTGTTCGACATCCACTACGTGCAGTCGGCCGACGTGCTGACGCTCGTACACCCAAACTACGCACCGCGTGAGCTGCGCCGGTTGGGGGCGACCACGTGGACGCTCACGACGATTTCTTTCTCCTCGAGCGTGTCAACGCCCACTGGGTTGACGGCCACGGCAAACCGCGGCGAGTCGATCAACATCACGGCGTTCACGGCTGCCAACCCTGGCGTGGCGACTACCGTCGGGAACCACGGACTGAGCATCGGCGACCCTGTCTACGTGGATGGCGGCACGTGGAACACTGGCACGTTCACGGATGGTTTCTACACGGTCAACTCAACGCCTGCGCTGAATACGCTGTCGCTCAGGGGCTACGACACTGGCGTCCCGTTGGACACCACCGCGCTGGTGTCGTGGACGAGCGGCGGGTTCGTGCAGTTCGGTGACAAGGCGCTTGACTTCGACAGTTACTACGTCGTGACCGCACTCGCGGCTGACGGTATCGACGAGAGCGCACCAAGCTCGTCGGCAAACGTCATCAACAACCTCAACGCGCAGGGTTCAAGCAACACGATTTCGTGGTCGGCCGTTTCTGGCGCTTCTCGCTACAACATCTACAAGCGTCAGAACGGACTGTATGGTCTGATCGGTCAGAGCGACACCACGTCGTTCAGGGACAACAACATCGCCCCGGATCTTGGCATCACGCCGCCGATCCTGGAGGTGGTGTTCAATTCAAGTGGCAATTACCCCGGCGCGGTTAGTTACTTTGAGCAGCGCCGCGTGTTCGCTGGCACGACCAACTCTCCGCAGACGCTGTGGATGACGCGCACTGGCACCGAGAGCGACATGTCCTTTCACATCCCGTTGCAGGACACAGACCGGATCAACTTCCGCGTCGCCGCACGGGAAGCCAACACGATCCGCCATCTCGTTCCGCTCACGCAGCTCCTCGCGCTGACGAGCGCCGCCGAGTGGCGCGTCAGTCCTGTAAACAGCGACGTGATCTCGCCCACCACGATCTCGGTGCGGCCGCAGTCCTACGTCGGTGCCAACAACGTGCAGCCATCCATCGTGAACAACACGGTGGTGTACTGCTCTGCCAGAGACGGCCATGTGCGCGAGCTCGGATACTCGTGGCAGGCGAGCGGGTTCGTGACGGGCGACCTGTCATTGCGTGCCACGCACCTATTCGACAACTTCGACATCACGGACATGTGCTACAGCAAGGCTCCGCAGCCGCTGCTGTGGTTCATCTCGAGCACGGGAAGCATGCTCGGGCTGACGTACATCCCAGAGCAGCAGATCGGCGCGTGGCACCAGCACGAGACGGACGGCGACTTCGAGTCCTGCACGGCCGTTGCCGAGGGCGCGGAGGACCGCCTCTACGTCATCGTCAAGCGCACCATCGGCGGCAACACGAAGCGATACGTGGAGCGGTTCGCCAGCCGGCAGGTCGGCGAGCTGAAGGACTGCTTCTTCGTGGACAGCGGCCTGACGTTCAACGGCACGAACACGACCGCGACCACGGTCACGGTGACGGGCGGCACGACCTGGGGTCCGGCCGACGTGTTGACGATCACGGCGAGCAGCGCAATCTTCCAGTTCCCGGCAACCACGGACGTGGGCGACGCCATCGTCCTGACCGACGCCAACGGGAACACCTACCGCCTGACGATCCTGTCCACGACTTCTACGACAGTCGCCACGGCCCGGACGGACCTCCTGCTGCCCGTGGCCCTGCGCGGGGTGGCGACGGCTGTGTGGGCGTTTGCACGCGATACGGTGGCCGGCCTGACGCACCTCGAGGGCAAGACAGTCAGCATCCTTGCTGACGGCGCGGTCATGCCGCAGGTCACGGTGACGGGTGGGGTGGCCGTGTTGCAGCGGCCGTCCGTGGTCGTGCATGTCGGTCTGCCCTACGTCAGCGACCTCGAGACGCTGCCGATGGCGCTCCAGATGGAGGCATTCGGGCAGGGCCGCGCCAAGAACGTCAACGAGGCATTCCTGCGCGTATATCGCTCAAGCGGAATATTCGTCGGCCCTGACGCCGACAATCTCGTCGAGGCCAAGCAGCGCACCACGGAGCCATACGGATCGCCGCCTGGGCTCAAGACGGACGAGATCGGCGTGAAGCTCACGCCCACGTGGCGGCAGGCGGGGCGCGTCTACGTGCGGCAGTCGGACCCGCTCCCGCTGACCATCGTTGGGCTGACCCTTGAAGTGAGCATCGGAGGCTGACATGGCAGTCGTACAGGTACCGTTCTCCTCAAGCCCGACTGGCCCGACGCTGATGACCGGGCAGTCGTACGCCATCAGTGGGCCAGGACCTGGCCCCGGGTTCGCCTCGCAGTTCGCGGAAGCCATGACGGTCGCCGGACCCATCGCCGGCATCTTCGGGTCGATCACGGGTGCCATCGGCTCGTTCTACGCAGCGCAGAGCCAGCAGAACCAGCTCAAGATGCAGGCCCAGAACCAGCGATTCGCGGCCGAGATGGGGCGGATCAACCAACGCGCCGCCGAGTTCACGGCTGGACAGATCGGCCGCGAGGGCGCAGCGCGGTTCGGGCAGTACTCCATGCGGGCGGGGCAGGCGCGTGCAAGCGCACAGGCCGCACTCGCTTCCCGTGGTGCCGTCCTCGGCGCAGGCAGCGCAAAGGAGATCATCGGCAGCATGGATCTCGTCAAGGAGATCGACCGCCTGAACATCAACGCCGCTACCGTGCGCGAGCAGGAGGCGGCCCGCCTGCGGGCGTTCAACATTGGGGTCGGTGCCACGATGGCCGACATCTCCGCGCAGAACCTACAGGCGACCGCCGGCACGATCTACCCCGGCCTCGCGCTTGGGACGAGCCTCCTCGGCAGCGCCACCGACATTGCCACCACCTGGGCCCGCAACCGCCGCATCGAGGAGCTGCTCGAGGGCGTGTCCACGCAGAGGATCTGACCCATGCCGACCGTACCGACCACCTTCGTCCCGCAGGTCGCCCCGCAGGGGGGCGGCGACATCGGCGACTTCGCAGCCCCCGGCATCGCGCCTGCGGAGAACCTCGCGGGGCCACAGGCCGCACGGTTTGGTCAGCAGCTCACCCAGACGGGCATGGCAGCCTTCCGGCTCGGCTCGGCGATCCAAGACGGCATCGACGAGGCCAAGACCAAGGAAGCCGACGTAGCGGCCGGCAGGGGCATGCAGGCCGTGACTGATAAGTACATGGCGATGATCGGCAAGGACGCCGAGGTGAACTACGACGCCATGCAGGCTGAGCTGTCGCAGGCAGGGCAGTCGGCGATGGGGATGCTCGACAACGACGTGCAGCGGCGGATGCTCTCCCCGATCCTCGCCCGGAATATGGGGATCTTCCAGAGTCGCATGGGCCAGCACCGCGTCCAGCAGCTTCGCGTCTACCAGACGAACGAGTCCAAGGCACGATCCGACATGTACGTCGATGCGTCCATATCGGCGTTTGGGCAGATCGGCAGGGAGGGAGCGGAAGCCAACGAGGTCATGGCGATCCAGTTCGAGGCCAACAAGGGCATCGCGCTGGAGGAGGCCCGTAAGGCCGCGAGGCTCGTCGGCATCCCGGACGGCTCCGCGCAGATGAAGCTGATTGAGCGCGACGTAAACGACCGCATCGCGTCCGGCATCGTTGACCAGCTCGTCGCTTCAAAGGAGTATGGAAAGGCCGAGGAGTACGTGTCAGGCCAAGCCGACGCCATCGGCGCTCCCATGCGCGAGACGCTGGCTGGGCGCATTGAGTCAAACAGGAAGGCCGTTGTCATTGAGGAGCTCACGGCGAACATCACCGCGTTTGGGCGCCCGGAGGCGAAGAGCGACACTGGCACCTATCCGGTCAGTAAGGACGCCGAGGCGAAGCCGCCGCAGACGCTGCGCGAGGCGCTGCTTCTTGCTGACACCATTGAAGATCCGTTGACCCGCAAGGCCGTTCGCGCCAACCTTGAAAGCAACTACGCACGCAAAGAAACCATGATCGAAGCCGAATACCAAAGGCTGAACGAGGACATTGCGAATGTGTTTGCGGTTGATGGGCGGGTACCGCCAGATATGTTGGCTCGACTTGACCCGAAGGATCAGAACAAGTGGCTGACGCTCACGACGGAGAAAGACGAGCAGCACACGATGATGGTCATCGCCGACAACCCAGGCGTACTGACCAAGCAATATATGGTCGATGCGTTCAAGAACAGGAAGATCAGCCCCGCGACATACACGAAGCTGATGTCGGAACTGAACAAACCGGACGCGCCGCAGCGCCTGTTCGAGGCGACCGTTGACGCGAACATGCTGAACACGACGCTGTATGACAACGGATTCGCTGACCTCGTAAATCCGTCCAAGACCGACGCGGCGGCGACGGAGCGGAAGATCAGGTTGCAGAATGCCGTGAGCCTGCGCGTTGAGGCGGAGCAGAACAAGCTCGGCCGCAAGATGTCCGACAAGGAGAAGCAGGGCATCATCGACCGTGCGATCATCGAGATGGGAACGTCCGTGCAGGAAGGCGCAGGATGGTTCGGATTCGCCAAAACTGAAGAGTTGCCAGTCTCCATGATGACACCTCGCCAAATTGCCGGCGTTACGAACAAGTTCCTACAGATCGGTGACACCAAGATTCCTGGCGGCGTGTACGAAGCGATCTACGCCGACCTCGCAAGCACGGGTCGCGTCCCGACCGCGAAGCAGGTGCTCGAGTACTACGAAAGAACGAGGAAGTCAGAGTGATCGAAGGCGATATCGAAGAGCGCATGGCCGGATTCGCCCCGTCGCAACGAACTGGACCGAGCGACCTTGCACGCGAGATCATGTCGCAGCAGGTTGCAGGCCCGTCGATGGAACCGACCGTGCCGGAGCCGTCGCCACTCGCACGGGAGATTATGTCCCGCGATAACGACTCCCTCATGTCCTCCCTGATGGGCGCCGTGGACGTGAACCCGGACGAGGCCGCGAAGGCGAGCCGGATCGGATCGCAGCTCGGCGTTGGACAGGACATCGCGCTCCGCAACATGCCAGAGATGGAGCATCGCGCAAGGATGATGCAACTGCGGCAGATGCAGCTCCAGCAGCGCGATCCGATCCTTGCTGAGTTCATGTCCGACCAGGCATTCGCGAGGATGGCCTACGACGATCTCCCGAATCTGTCGGTGATTGGGCGAGCATTCCGTTTCCTGCGCGACATCCCTACCGGAATCAGCGAGGGCTTTACCAAGGCCGTATCGCAGGCCGAGATGTCGCAGATCATAGAGCGCCAGCGAGAACGCGGTGGCTACCTTGAGGAGTATGAGAAGGCTGCGCTTCGGTCGTATCAGCAAGAGTTGTCTGAACTCTCAAAGGAGACTGGACTCGCAGAAGCCGGCGCATATCTCGTAAGTCAGCAGCTCACGGACTGGCGAATTGAGGATGTAGAAAGGGTTGTGACTGGTGGAGTGATTGGTGGTGGTGCGGGATTTGTTGGCGGGCCACTTGCCCCAGCTACTGTTCCTGTTGGCATCGCGCTTGGCTTGAAGGCTGGCGCTGCGACCACCATTTTTGAACGGTCGCGCCGCATGCAAACGGCCATGCTCTACGGCGAACTTGAGCCGGAGCTCGGGCATGACATGGCGAACAAGATCGCGTTCGGCGCTGGAATCCTGAATGCATCGCTCGATGTTGGTTCGCTCGGCCTCATCACGGCACCGCTGCGTGCGCCGCTGAAGGCGGCGTTTGGGCAGGCGGTCAAGGAGGCGGTCAGGAAGCGGACGGTGCGCGACTCATTCGCACGGTTCGGCCTGTGGTACGCCGGCTCTGTCGCGGCGGAGACAGGCACGGAAACGCTTCAGGAGATGAACAACGTTCTTGCGATGGAACTTGGCCTGTACCTTCAGGAGAAGCCGCTGGTGCTGTCCACGCCAGAGGGACGCGCCGAGGTCGCGGACAGGCTTGCCGCGACGGCAGTGGAAACGGCCCTCGGCATGGTGACGGTGGGCCTGCCAGGTCCTGCGGTCCAGTTCTACTCGGATGTTCGCGGCGCGGCACGGGCGATGAACGAGCACAAGAAGCTTGAGAACATCACCAAGGCCGTGTCGGAAAGCAAGCTGCTGCCGCGCAATTCCGCGGCGCTAGAGTCGTACATCGCGTCAACGGCGGAGGGTTCGGATGCATCGACGGTGTTCATCGACGCGGCGACCACGAACGACATCCTGCGGCAGTCCGGCCTGACGGACGTGGAGCTCGACGCCGCGCTTCCTGGCGTCCGTCAGCAGATTGAAACGCTCCAAGAGAAGGACATCCCGCTTGGCGGGTCGGACATCACGATCCCGATGGAGCAGTTCACGGTTCGGATCGCAAAGACTCCGTTGCAGGATCAGTTGAAGCAGCACGCACGCCTGTCTGCGGGCGCACCGAGCTTCCTCGAGGCGCAGCGCATCCGTGCCGAGATGGCACAGACCCGGGCGGAGGCAGAGCAGATCCTCGCCACGAAGCAGGAGGCCGACGCTGCGTTCGTCGCCGAGGCGCAGCAGGTCGAGGACGAGGCGTTTGAGCAGGTCCGTGCGGTCGGCCAGTTCACCGACATCGAGGCGCGGACGATTGCCAAGCTGCGTCAGGCGATGGTGGTCGTGGACGCCGCCGAGGCCGGTATGACGCCGGCCCAGTACCAGCGCGAGCGCGGCGTGCCGTTGCAGGTGCGCGGCGTGCAGGGCGAGGTTGTGCCGGCAGCGCCGCTTGAGCAGGCGGCCATCTCCCGCATGGACGCCGACTACCTCGCGGCGGTCGAGCGCGGCGACATGGAAACTGCGCAGCGCATGGTGGACGAAACGTCTAGTCAACCTGGACAAGAAGCCGTTACCAGCGACGAGCAGGGCAACATCGTCCCGCTGTCGCGCCGTTTCGACATCGCCAGCCCAAAGGTGTTTGAGCAGGCGGCGATGTTTGAGCAGGCTCCCGTCAGCCCTGGCTTCTACTCGGCGCTCGCCAAGGCGGTCGATGCCATCGACGCCAAGAGCATCGCGCCGTCCGGGTGGAAGGAGCGGATCAAGGGGCTCGTCAACAAGGGCGAGGTCAAGCAGGATGAGGTTGATTGGAGCGGCCTGACGGACTGGCTCGACATGCAGGAGGGCAAGGTCACGAAGGAGGCGGTGGCCGAGTTCCTCAAGAACAACGGCGTGCGCGTGGAGCGCGTGCAGCTTGGTCAAGATGTGTCGCGCATCAATTATGCAAGTCCATACGCCATTCCGGAGGTTCTTCGCTACGCGCAAGAAAATCAAGGAAACGCCCCAGAGGCACTGTTGCTGGCAATTGAAAATGACGGCGATGTTTACCGCGCACTTGCTCGTCCATTTCCAGAATTGATCCAACGTGAGGATTGGGCGCAAGTCGTTGTCAACGATGTTTTCCGTGGTGGTGAAAATGTTCAGCAAGGCAAGTTCTCCCAGTACGTCCTCCCTGGTGGCACGAACTACCGCGAGGTGCTGATTACGCTGCCGGCAGAAGATCGTTTGCCAGTTGGATATTCCGTTGTGCAGCAAGAAGGTGTATGGAAAATTGCCGACAATTCAGGCAACATTGTCATGGGCGATTTTCTGTATGGACAGACAAAAGAAATTGCAACGAGAAATGCAATTTCGTATTTGAAATCAGGACAAATAGCGCCAGTCTTTCAATCAAGTCATTGGGACCAGCCGAACGTCCTCGTCCACTTCCGTCTGAACGACCGCGTCGATGCTGACGGTAAGCGCGTGCTGTTTGTGGAGGAGATCCAGAGCGACTGGGGGCAGCAAGGTCGAAAGGTCGGGTTTGTGCCAACGGCTACGCGACGGCAGGCAATCATTGATGAGATGACTGCCGCACAAGCTGCATTCGATGCGGCGATTCCCGGAAGTGAGGCCCAGGCGGATGCTGCTGAACGCGCTACCCGTGCCGAAGAGGCTTATAACAAAGAAATTAATGCTGCTTCCATTCCACGCGCACCGTTCGTCGAAACCACGGACGGATGGCTGAACCTTGGCCTGAAGCACATCCTGCTCGAGGCCACGCAGGGCAACTACGACCGCGTTGCATTTGTGACCGGGCAGCAGAGCGCGGAGCGGTATGACTTGAGCAAGCAAATCAGCAGATTGGTGTATCAGGACAATTTGAGTGGCGGCATCACTAAAGCAAAAATGGATGGTCCGCCAACAGCTGGCACGCTTACCGCTTATGACATGAATAATGGACAGGTCATCAACCAGCGCATTGATAACCCTACCGATCTTGAGAATTACGTCGGCAAGGAAGTCGCGCAGCGTTTGCTTGAAGCGACGCCAAAGCCTGGACAAAATGCTGGACTGCAAACTAGAAGTCGCGAGTTGTCCGGCCTTGACCTAAAGGTCGGCGGCGAGGGCATGCAGAACTTCTACGACAAGATCGTGCCTGCGGCGGTCAACAAACTGCTCAAGAAGTATGGCGGCGGGAAACTTGGAAGCGTGATGCTTCCAAACATGCGCGAGCAAGAACTTGCGGAAGATGCCGAGCGCATGGGGATGACGCGGGCGGATGTTCTTGACTTGGCAGAACCCGGCGAATATGCCGCAGCGCAGCCCGGATTCCCCGTCACTCCCGAGATGGTCAAGAAGCTTGAGTCCGGCCTGCCGCTGTTCCAGGCCATGCGCGGAGGTGGCCCAGCCCGCGGCGGAATCGACTCGCGCACTCTGAACGTCTTCGTCGGCAAGGGTGGCGATGTATCGACGCTCGCGCACGAAATGATCCACCTCCGCGTCGCCGAGTACCTCCGCATGGCGCGTGGCACCACCCCGCCGGCGCGTGTGAACGCCGACCTCGAGACGCTGTTCGACTTCATGGGCGTGGAGGGCGCGACGTTCCAGGAGCGTCTCG